CGGTGAACAAGCACCACCGGACACCAACAAATAAGTACAGACGCGACTAAGTTATAAACCAATCATTAACAATGACTTAAAAAGCGGTACGCGTCTGTACTATATAATCAAGTACGGTGTACCGCTTTTTTAGGAAAAAAGCGGAGCAAAGAAAATGGATCCTTTCGGAATGATAGCACAAGCAGGTGCAGACCTGGGGTTGGGGATGATAACACGAGGCATCAACAACAGAGATCAACTGCGACAACAAGGGAAGCTGAACGAGCAGCAGTTCGCCATCGATGGACGAGCACTGGCAAGAAGCAAGGCAGCAGAGTTACAACAATGGAAAGACACAGGCTACGGAGCGCAGCTGGATGAAATAAAAAGGAACAACCTGAGCCCAGGTATGATGTATGGAGCAGCAGGGGGGGGAGCCGGGCAACTAGGTGGAAGTACAGGAAGCGTAAACGCACCAAAAGCAGCAACGCCCGGAAATGAAGTGTTAGGAATGACGATAGCACAGCGAAAACTAGTGGAAGCCCAGACGGAAAACGTCAAGGCGGATACAGCTAAAAAGGCAGGAGTAGACACGGACTTAACGAAGTGGCAAGCAAGGCAAGCAATGAATGCTTCGCAATTCTTCGTAGATACATACGAGCATAACTTCGACAAAGTACTAGCCGAAGCTGAAAAGCTAAAGAACGAAGCGAAAACGAGCAACGAGACGCAAGCGACAGAAGTAGCAACAAGAAAGGCCGAGTTGGTCGGGCTGGGGATAGCAAACGAGCTAAAGAAAGCACAAAAAGACTTAACAGAGGAGCAAATGAAAGCTACAATAGAATCGGTGAAGCAGAAGTGGCAAGAGGTGAATATAAAGCAGGGAAAATTAGACCTTGAAAAATTCATCAACGATGTCAAGGAGTCAACAAAATTAACAACGGAATCTATCATCAAAGTGATAGGATTAATCAAATAAAAATGTGCCTGTACGGACGAATCATGCGGAATCCAAAGTACAGGGCAAACAAGAAGAACGGCGGGGTCATACCGGAAATGAAAGATACCAGAGTACAGTATGTCCCCGTAAGTTGTGGAGTTTGCTTTGAATGCATGAAACAAAAATCAAACGAGTGGAAAGTAAGACTAACGGAAGACGTGGAGGAGAACCCTGGGGGGAAGTTCGTAACACTCACATTCTCAGAGGAAGCATTGGTAAAGCTAGGAAGCAAAATAAAAGGACTAGAAGGCTACGCCCTAGAAAATGAGATAGCAACAAGAGCAGTAAGGTTCTTCACAGAACGGTGGAGAAGGAAATTTAAAAAAGCCCCTCGGCATTGGCTGATAACAGAATTAGGCCACGAGGGGACAGAAAGAATACATCTGCATGGAATAATATGGGCAGATGATGCAAGAGACATAGAAGAGCGGTGGAACGCTGGAAAATATAAATACGGATGGGTCTGGAAGGAAAAAGTAGTAAATGAAATAGCAGTAAACTACGTAAACGAGGAAACCGTAGGTTATATGATGAAATACGTTACCAAAACAGACCCAAAACATAAAGCATACAAACCAATAATACTATCAAGCAAAGGTATAGGGAAAGGGTTTGTAAAAAGATATGGATTTGAAAGGTCAAAATATCAAGGAATAGACACAAAAGATGAATATGTAACAAAGAGTGGACATAAAATAGGACTTCCGATATACTATAAAAATAAAAGGTATACGGAAAAAGAAAGAGAAGAGCTATGGCTCCAAAAACTCGATAAAAACGAGAGATGGGTAGGTGGAGAAAAAGTGAAAGCAGACGACGATAAAGAATACTACGGTCTGCTAGAATACTACAGAAGGTTAAACAGAGAAATGGGCTACGGAAGCCCAGACGATTGGGATGTAGTCCAATACGAAAACGACAGGCGTAAAATAATACAAGCCAGACGGCTAGAAGGATATGAAGAATAAAATGCTGAGTTCTACACGGCTCAGCAAGTTATACAAGGGTGTGGGGGTGGTATTGCGTCCCAGGGGGATGTCTCGCTGTCGCTCGTGGGAACCCCTGGGACGCAATACCAAGTGTGGGTGTGTGTGTGGAGCGACACAAAGGCGCTCGCCGCTCAGGCTGCCTACCCGGCAGGGGCATTTCAGCGGTTTAGTTTTACAAACAGGAGCGGGAATACCCGCCCCCTACCGGGGAGGAGTAAAACAGCTAAAAAAATACCCATATTAGGGTATATAAAATGTGAAAACAAAGAGCGTAAATTGCAGCATGAAATTAATGGTAATAGCGCTAGTATGCGCTCTAACGGCATATTGCCTAACAAACGACAAAAACAAATCAAAATGAAATTCGACGTAAGTATTCTCGCGTATGACGAGAAAGGAAACATTGCTCAACGGCTAGAGCTAGACAACCTGAGCATGATAATGCTAGTAGGAGTACTAGTGGGGTTTCCCAGAAGGAAATTCGCATCAATGGTTATAACTATAGTAACCTCAACAGGCGAACAAGGAAGTTGAAAATAATTGTCAAGCAAATTCAATTCTAAAGCCATGCATAAAGGAAAATTTGCACCACCATATAGCGACATAAAGAGGAACTTCGAATGGTGGGAAGCTGAGTACGAAAGAGCAGCGTGGGAAAACGACCAAATGAGCGAGGAAACAAAGCAAAAATGGGCGCAAGAAAGAGCGGCGATGGATTTAAAATACTGGACGCCTAGTGACCTAATGAAGCCATACCACGAACACCGAAAGGAATGGAAATTAGAGACTATTACGTTACTGAAATAACGTATATAAGCCTAGACGAAGACGGGCTGATAATAAAAGACTTCGATAACAAAAAATTCCAAATCACTAAAAAAGAAAAAGGTGAAACAACAAGATCAAAACATTGGGTTACCATTAGATGGTACTACTACATCAGAAGAAAGCCAGAGCAGCTCTCGCTTTTTTAGCGAGGAAATTGCTGGCACTCCGTTTACAGCAGTAATGGAAGAAGATGAATGGTTTATCACTTGGGGGCACTGGCGAGTAAGCGATAAGCTAGATAGCCGGGAAGAAATCGACAAATACATGGAAGAACAGAAATGGAACCTCATGTGTGCATACATGGTAGCGCTGCAACAAGCAGCAAGAAGATACGATCTGGAAACGCCGATAACACCGGAAGAAGCACTATTGGTAACAAGTGAAAAATAAACAATATGAGTAAAGTAACGCTAGGAGGCGACAGGCTGGGCGTAGAGGGGAAAATGACCGTCGAAATGGGGGGTTTTCCGACAGCGCCAGCCAACATGCGCCAAATATGGCAAAACACACAAAGCCCAGGTACATTACCTGTAGTGCTAACGGAGGTGTTATTGCCGGGAGACAAAGGGAGCCTGAAATTCAATGCGCGTGTGGACACACTGCCAACATTGGGACCATTGTTTTCAAGCTTTAAACTACAAATCGATACGTTTGTAGCGCCATGGAGACTGTATAACAGTCGGATGCGCGGAAACATGACGGGAGTGGGGCTAACGATGAACACAGTAAAGCTACCAACGATGTCACTACTGGCACTACCAACAGCAGACGGAACCGACGACATCGACAACAGCCAGATAAACCCATCATGCCTGTTAAAGTACCTGGGGTTGAGTGGGGTAGGGATAGCACCAACAGATGCAGAGCTACGAACGTTCAGTGCAGTGGATTTACTTATATACTGGGATATATACGAAAGGTATTACGCGAACCAACAAGAAAAACGGGGTGCCGTAGTACATTGTGGGGACGGAGTGGTAACCGCAAAAACCATTGACGCGATTGACGTAGAAAGCCCGGATGGAACGGCAAACAACTCGCTAAAAGAAGCACCAACAGTGTCACCGCCAGCAATGATAGGCCCAGGATACAAGATACTGATACACTACACCGGTACGGCACCAGACCCAAAACAGGTGTACGTAAGATTGATAAACAATGGGCTAGTAAGTGTGTACGACTTGTGGGGGGGGGTATACGAGGACAACACAGTAGGTACATATCTACAAGGAGTATATAATTCATCTAGATGGGGGTCAGACCAGGCGACAAACTGGCAATACGAAACAGGTTCAACACCGAGAACGGTAAAACCACGTGTGCAGTTTTTCGACTTAACGAACATTGACGACGTAAGGCATGAAGTGTTGTCATTCAACCAAACAACACCATATTCAATCAACAGCGCGAACTTAGCACCGTACAAATACCTGTTCGAGAGTGGAACAGCGGGAATGCCAAACACACTATGTTCGCAAGAAGGATTGGGGATAAAAACGCACATTAGCGACATCAACAATAACTGGATAGATACTACGTATATGGCCAACGTAGCAAGCGCGAGTGCAGTAAGTACAGCAGGAAATCAATTCACGATCGACAGTTTTCTATTGGCGGAAAAACTCTACCAAGTGCTATTACGAGTAGCGGTGTCGGGCGGCACCGTCGACGACTGGTTAGACGCAACCTACGGAATAAAGCCGAGTGGAAAGATGGAAATGCCGATGTTTATTGGCGGTATGAGCGAGGAAGTACAATTCCAAGCAAAATACAGTATGGCAGCCACAGACGGACAACCCCTGGCCACCCTGGCGGGAACCGGAGGTTTAGGAGGAAACCGAAAAGGGGGTTACGTGCGGATAAACGAAGTAAAAGAACCGAGTACGCTAATGGTGATAGCATCGTTAACTCCAAGGGTAGTATACACCCAAGGAAATAAATGGAGCTTGAACCTAGCAAGCGTAGACGACCTATTCAAGGCGAAACTAAACGGAATCGGCTTTGAAGACCTGCAAACAGAAACGTTAGCATGGTGGGACGTTAAGCACAATGGAACCACCTGGGTCCAAAAAAGTGCAGGAAAGCGGCCAGCATGGCAAAACTACCGGACAGCAGTGCATAAAGCGTTTGGGAACTTCGCGATCCAAAATAACATCATGTACATGACGTTAGCACGTAGATACGAGTACGACGAAACCGTAGGAATCCAAGATTTAACATCGTATATCGACCCCAACAAGTTCAACTTTATATTCGCTGAGGCGGATTTAAGCGCGATGAACTTTTGGGTACAAATCGAATGCGACTTGCAATTACAACGCCAAGTAGCAGCAAGGGTAATGCCGAACCTATAAAAGTTAGTGTTCATGGAGTTTTAGGCAAGGGGGGTGTACGTGGACGGCCCGATAAATCTAAACGTAGAAACCTACAAAAGGCGACCCCCCCGAACTTTCAATCAAAATCAAAAAAAGGGAGATGTATATCAACCCAATGTATAAACGTGTAAAACAAGGAAAAATGAAACGTTCAAAACCAGAGCGAACTAGTATCCATTGCAATGACTCCTATGAGGGTGAGTCAATCGAACAGAAAATGAGACGGGTGCGGATGCAAAATGCCCCGATCGAGGAAACTGGCCAAGGGATTTGGCCAGAAGGTACAGAAGTGTTACCACTTCATGACGTGAGAACGGATAGATTCGACCTAGCATTAGATGCGGCAAATAATACCGAAAAAGCAAATATGGCACGGAGTGAATCAGCGCCAGAAATGCAAGAAGAAGGGGGAGAAGTTGGAGCCGGAAACGGTGAACAAGCACCACCGGACACCAACAAATAAGTACAGACGCGACTAAGTTATAAACCAATCATTAACAATGACTTAAAAAGCGGTACGCGTCTGTACTATATAATCAAGT